TCAGTCATTGCTTTAATATAGATCCAAATGTCATCAAACATTTGTCCCATAGAATAAACAAAAGGAGCTACTTTACTAAAAGTAGGACTTTCTTGTAAATAAGTAGGTAATCCATATATTAAATTATTATTATTAAACTCATCATAATAACTTGCTGATGTATAATTTAAATTGTACCACGCAATTCCTTGAGAACTTGTTACTGAGTAATTTACATATGGTTTATTTCCTGGATATTTGGGCCAAGATTTACTTCCAGACTCAAAATATAAAAAGTTTTCATAGGCATCAAAACCTTTAATAACACCATCTAACTGTTGTTGGTAAACAATAGCGTCAGGACTAGTAGGAAAACTAACTATATTAGCATTATATGCTTCAATTTGAGTTAATTTATATTGAAATGTTTCAATCTGTTGAGTTGCTGATCCAAAATGAATAAAATTTTCATAATCGTTATAATCAACGTTTATAGTAGGATTACTACTACTAATAAAAGTAAGTAAATTTTGAAACTCAGAACTAGTATAGTTTAAAATTTGATTATAGTTATAGTAATCACTTGAACCAATTCTAAAACTATCTACATCTAAACTAAAATTAGCTTCTCTAAGTGAGGGTAAATTATTTTGTGATGTAATTATATCACTAGTAAGAGTAGCTTGGTATTCTTGAGTATTTACTATTTTTTCTACAACATTTAATGGAGAATTAACAACAAATATTTCTGGAAGTGGATTTTGTAATTTAATTATTACAGTAACATTTCCATTGATATCTTTTTCTGCTGCCATAGATAAGGCAGAATATATTATGTTGTTACCAAAATCTAAATAATATTCAATAAAATAATTTCTATTTTGAATAAGATCAATATATGCTATAGCATTACTAAAGAAAACATTTTGATCTGTAGTAGTAGCAATTTTAATCTCTTTTCTATCACTAGATATAGATTTAATAAATAAGTCTAAATTTGGGTTTTGGGTAAGTAATGGTCTAAGAAAATTATAAACCATTCTATACGTACCTAATCTGAAGCCTAATCGCTCAATATCTTCAGCTGGGTCAAAATTTATTTCTTTATTTTCAGTTACACTATAAAAATCAAAAGTAGGATCATTTCCTACTAAAGTATTTATATTATTATAAACAAATAATTGTACAAAATCTTCAGAAAGACCAAAAAATCTAGTCATCTCCTTAGAAGCTATAAGATTTTGCTCTTGTGGAGTTAAAATACTAGGGTTGTCATATAAAGGGTTTATAACAATTGACATTATATATTTGTATTAAATTCGTTTATTTGTTCTTGTAATTGTTTATTTTGTTCTTGTAAAAAATTTAACTGTTCTAATAATAAATTTAGATCTAAACCTAAATATTCACTACTTCTCTCTACAAGTGTAGTATGAGAATTATCACCAGTTAAAGGAATTTCATAAAATAAAATATCATAGTTTTCAAAAAACCCAGCTACAGTAGGTATAGTTTCAACAATTTGTTCAACTGGAGAAGGAGCAACATAATTACTAAACTGTGTGTCAGTAACTATATTAATATCTTTACTGTAGACTAATTTTTGAGTTGGGATTGTTACTTTACTCATGGGAATATAGTTTGGGAAACTTTAAATTTCATATCACTATCATCTTTTATATAAGTACTTCCATCAATATTTACTTTAATTTGTATTGTATAAAATCTTTCTGGTTCTAGTGTACTCATATCTACATTAAAGTATGATCCAGTTCCATTAGCACTTATTAATGTGCCTGGGTCATTAAATGGTATTATAGTTTCGTTAGTATCTACATCAATGATTTGATAAAAACTTTGTGAAGGTAAAGTTTTATTGAATTCATATAATGAAGAAGTTACAAATTGTCTTTGAGGATATTTATCTCTTGAAGCCACAGTAAATCTAACATTACTTTCAGCATAATAAACTCCATCATTATTTCCAATAGATACATCAAAAACTTGATTTGTTTGAAGTTTAGTTATATCTGGGTTAAAAACTTGATTTTTCCAATAAAAAAACAAAGAAGGAGGATAAATCGTATTTGTATCTCTACTAAAGTAATCTAAAATATATTGATAATTTGGGTTATTTTCTACAGATTCACTAACTCTTAAAATAAAACCATTATTGGATATTGTAGAAGATGACCATTCACTTATAATAGAAGTTACATTAATATATAAATCTTGTGGAGTGTATTGTGATAATGTAGTTGTTGCATAATTACTAGTATACCAAGCTCCACCTCCTACTGATCCAGATAAATAAGATCCTGTTATAGGTGCTCCTGTTACGTATCCACTTAAAGCATAATCATTTACATAGTAAAGTGAAGAAATATTATCTATTATCCAAAAACTTCCTATTTTAGGTCCTAACCAACTACATCCATTTGTAGTAGTTGGAGAATTTGCTAATCGACCGGTTCCTTGATCCCACTCTTGAGAAACAGGATTAACTACTATAGGAACTACTGTAGGTAAATTTTCTACTTGTGAAGCATATATTCTTAAATAAGCCTCCCAACTACCAGATGATGTTGATGTTGCTGTAATATTACTTAACGTATTCATTATTTCAGTTTGGTCAAACTGAATAAGTATTCTAGAAGCATTATATAAATCTGGCTTAGTAAATTCTAATATAGGATCTAAACCTGTATTTGTAATTGGATACGCCGAGTATAATGTTGCGTCTTTAGAAGGAAATAATTGAGAAAACATATATTATAAATATTAAGCCCCAACAACTCGTCCTAAGATATCACTGTCTGGGAATCTAATTTCAAAAATCATAGGATCTAAACTAGGATAGATAATACCTCCCAAAGTAGCTCCTTGTAAATCATATGTGTAAGGACTATAAATCCCACCAGCTTTATTAGTAAATTCTATATTTTTTACAGCAGCTACACCATTTACATTAGCACAACTAATACAATTTTCTACTTGACTTAATATAATAGGTTGATTTATAGACCATTTATTAGTATCAAAAAATACTTTTAAAGCTTCAATACAACCAATTAAAACTTGTTGTGCATTAAAACCTTGTAGTACTTGTATTTCAAAATTAATTCCTATGTTAACATAAAAAGCATCTTTAATTGTAACAGCATCTGTTAACATTTTATATTGACTCAAATATGTTTTTAAATTCTGTTTTACTGCTAAATTTGCTGTGGTTAATTTACTATCTGTATTTGTACTTAATACATAAGCACTTAGAGCTAACGGATTCATATTAACTATACTTTGAGTATTATCTCTATCAGCATTTAAGTTTAAATCTTGAACTACATAAGCTTTACTTAAATATCCAAACTCACTAGGCATGCTAAGAATTCTTACTAAGTAATCACTTTTAGTAACGTTTCTTAACTGAGTAGGAAAATTAGCTAAAGCATTTAATCTTATTTCTTCAACAGAATCTCCAGGTCCTCCTCCAGTTGCTCCAATATTATTATTAAATCTAACAGACTGTAATACTGTTTGAACAACACTATCACTTAATCCATAAGTATCTATTTGGGGATTAACTACTTTATTTTGACTAATATCGTTAGCAGGAACATTACTTTGAGCTCCACCACCAACAAGATACGTAAAAGTAATAGTTGTATTTACAGGAGATTGACCATATTCGTTTGTAAAGAAAAAGTTAGATGGATCAAAAGCTGTATTAAACGCACTAATTCCATCTTGTATGCCTAAACCAACATTATCAGGATTAGGAATAATTAATTCACTGTCTTTTCCTGTTGTACCTGCTCCAAAACTTATTTGTAAATTAGATTCATCTAAAAATTGAGCTGTGAATCTTGTATTTACCTTCTTTAATCTCAACATAAAAGGAGCTTGATCGTTATATTGAGAATAGTTCGGTTCAAAAACACTAATATTATATGTTTTATCTATAATTGTATCTTGAGCTAAATAAGGTACTTCATACCATATATTTCCATCACTATCCACAGCTTCAATAATTTGAATTATATCAGTGTCACTTAATATAATTTGATTAAATTGTTGAGCATTACTAAAAGAAAAATTTTGAGTTTTAACCTGTCCACTAATAGCTTCAACCTGTTTTTTTAAAATATAAAACATTGGATTACTAGTATTTGAATAATAACTATAAACACTAATTTCTGTTGGGTCAAAACTACTACTATAACTAAAATCTACTAAATTTTGAGTTAAGAATGTAATGTCGGGTTGAGAAGTGCTCGCTATTTGCGAGTTTTCGGGTATTTGTACCGTATACCTCCAATCAGGCACGTACCCCGAGAAAGCATCAGACGGTATTAGTTGATATACGTCAAGAACCGCCGTAGAGGGTTTTGTTACTTTGGGTGAATATCCTAAACTATATGCAATAGGAAGTATGTTTTTAAACTCTTTTGCTTCTAATAATAAAGTTTCTTGTACTTGAGTATCGGTATAAAAACTTAAAATGTCGCCTACATATGCTGACAAATCTGTAAACATATTTCCTGGCGAACTCGGACCGAAATCTGTATAGTTTTGGTAGTTATTCTTTATATAGTTTACTAAAGTCTGCTTTAGTTGAGTAAAATCTTTATTTAAATATTGTATTGCCATTATATAAGTTCTCCAGATAATTCATTATTTACTTGTATGCTAAGTTCATCAGATATATTATTAATAGAATAAAATATATTAATACTTATAGTATTACTATTACTAGGAGTGATAGTTAATTCTTTTATTATTATATTTTGAACATATCTTTCAATTAAATCTTTTAAACTTTCTTCTAAACTAGTAAAATCAGTATTTTGTTCAAAAAGTAAATTTCTTACTCCAGCTCCAAAAGCAGGATTAAAAAATCTTTCTCCAGGATTTGTAAGAATAAAATTTATTAGTTGATTTTTGGTTTGTTGTTTTGTAGTATATGTACTTGTAAAAACTCCAGGTGTTATGAATTCCAAACTTATTCCTATTTCTCGTTGACGAGAATACGATGATGTAAGTTCATTATAGGAATATATAGGTCTATTTGGAATCATTATAACAATCCTTTGTTTTTCATTGTAGTCATCATAGCACTAAAATCAGGTACACTATTTACTTGTACTTGTCTGATATCTTGTGCTCCGTTATTATTTTGTTGGATAAAACCTTCAATTCCTTTAGTTACAGGAGTAGCTCCTCCTCCATATTCATTCATTAATTGTTGTTGAAAACCAAAATTTTGAGCTTGGTGAGAATCAAAAGTACCTCCTCCTAATGTTCTCCATTCACCTTCATAAGCTGTTTCATTTAGAAGATCTTGAATTGAATTTCCTGTTGGTTTTGGTTTAGGAGCTCTTTTAATGTTTTCTATTGTCGGATTGTAATTTTCTTTAATAGAGGATGTACCTAATTCTTCTTTAAGAGCTGCTCTAACTTCTTTACGAACTACTTCTTGTATTAACTTTAGTAATTTTTCTGTACTGTTCATATTGGTATAAATATTAAATTATAAAATTTTATGTTATATTATTGTGCTTCCTGTTATATTACTAATTGTTGTTACTACAGACCCAGTTAGTTGATTATAAGATCCAGTTAATTGGTTGTTTACTTGAGTTAAAGCTTTATTAAATATTTGAGACTGATAGTTATTTATAGTTTGTTGAATATTTAAAAGTTGATT